TGCCCTCGTTGCGCGCGAACTTGTAGCCAGGAAGCGTCTCAAGGAACTGTGAAATCTCGTCGCCGCCGGTCATGGCCGTGATCGCCCGGCCCTCCGGCTTGCCGTAGGTCTCATAATGCTTGGCGGCGTACTGATCGGCCGAGGTGATGCCGTTGGCGGCCAGCGTGGCGCGGCCCTCGGGCGTCGAGGCGAGCGTCTGGTAGGCCTGGGCCACGTCTTGGTTGTTCGCCAGGTAGGCGCCGGTGTCGTAGCCCGTCTGCGTGCCGCCGAAGCCGAGCAGCTTGGCCAGCGGGGAGAGGGCCGACGCGCCGTAGTCGCGATAGGGGGCCAAGTCCTCGCGGGTCTGGCCGAACATCTGCATCTGCACATCGGCAGCCTGCTGGGCCGACTTTGCCTGGGTCTTGGCGGCGCTCTTAGCGCCTAGGGCGCCGATTCCCGCACCCGCCACCGATCCAACCGCTGCAATCGTTGCGCCGACAGGCATGAGGCACCCCCTATTCGGCGGGCGCGTGCCTCACCAGCAGCACCCGCATTTCGCCACCAGATACCTCAACGATGGCATCGCGTACATCGATGAGGTTGTGACCGACAGCTTCGATGGTCGCATATCCGGCGAAGGTTGCCCATCTGGAATAGAACCCGACCGCTTTGGCCAACTGCCCCGCCTTCACCATGAGGGCCGCCGCCCCCACAGCCCGGTCGTGCGCCTCGTCCTCGGGGTGCACCACGAGAGCGCTGCCCGCCTCGATCTTGGCGGCCTCAAGCGCGGCATGGAACTTCCGGCCTTCCAGCAGCGCCGCCTTGTCGCGCGTGAACCAGTCATCGATGCTGAAGACCCGGTAGGAGACACCCACCGCCGGCGCCTCGGGTGGCCAGCAGGCCTCGCGCCGGAACCGCTCGCGGAAGCCCATGACGCTGGCCGCCATCCGTGCGCCCGGGTTGTCGTCGGGGCACTTGGTGATGATCTCAAGGCAGTCGGTGTTCGTGAACATCCACCGCATGGCCTCGCGCGCCGCGGCGAAGTACGACTTGCCCCGAGCGTGGGGCATGAACAGCGTGTGAAGCTCGTACACGCCCGGGAGGGACGGCTGCAGCAGCCACCCGCCGTCGCCCATGACCTCCAGCGCCACCACGGCGGGGTTCGAGAGCAGGGGGCCCAGGTCGAGCGGCTCGGCGCCACCGCCCAGGAAGGGCCGGACGTCATCGTGGTTGGCCACCTCGTTGAGGAAGGCCGCGTTCATCGTGCGGTAGATCATGCGCTCGCTCCAGCAAGGCCGCAGTGGCCGCTCGGTGCGCCCTGCGGCATGGGGACCAACTGACCCTGCGATTCAATCACGCGGTCCCACCGCCACGCCATGCACTGCGAGGCGATGCATAGGGCGTGCGGCTGGCCCGATGCGTCCAGTCCCAAGGTGTCATCGCATTCGCCGTCTGGGTCGGCGGGCCAGCGATTGGCGGCGGCGTCGTCGCTTACGGCCCCGATGGCGCGCACGAACGGACACCACTTCGTCTTGGCTTCGTCTTCGGTCATCCGGGCGCCCTCTCTGAGATGAGACCTACCGTTTCCTCGCGGCGCAGCAGAACCACGGTCACGCGGTCGATGCGGAGCGGCGCCACGCCGGGGTCTTCGGACAGGCGGTCGGCTAGGGCGCGCGCCACGTCTTCGGTCACGCCTTGCGTTCGGAGCGCGCCGGTGCGGTCGGTCACCTTGTAGGTGACGACGGGCTCGGCCCGGGTGAAGTCGTCGGTCATCTCGATCTCCTCGGTCAGTGGGTCTGGCGAACCCGGCTTAGCATGCCATCCGCGCGCCCGACTAGGAGCGCCGGACGTAGATGTATGCCTGCACGTTGGTCACGTCCACATCGGGCGAGGACATATCGAGGCGGTAGCTGACCGCGCCGACCGACACCTGGCCGGGGATGGCCGCGCTCGTGTCGGCGTCGTTGTAGAGGAAGCTCACGTTCGTGATCGTCATCAGGTCTTCCAGCCAGTTCTCGGCCGTGAAGGTGCCGGTGTAGACCGTGGTCTCCACGGCGCCGACGATCTCCTGAATGCGCCACGAGCCGGAGAACGACCCGGCCATGCCCACCGCCGTGGCGCTGATCTGGCTGGGCCCGGAGTTGATGACCGACAGGCTCCCGGCGATCACGCCCAGAAGGTCCACCTGCGGGCCAGCAGTCCAGCCCGCGCCGGCAGGGACGCTTATCACGCCCATGGCATCGCCGGACTGCGCCGGGGATCCGGCCGCCGCGTCCGCCTGGCCCTGCGCCGTGGCGACCGACTGCGCCTGCGTGATCACCTGGGCCTGCTGCGCCACCGACTGCGCCTGCGCCGCCAGCAGGCCGTCGACGGCGTTGTTGAGCGCCTGCACCGCGTTGGTCAGCTTGCTGTTCAGCGTGTTCATGTAGTCCATGAAGAACTGCGTGGGCACGCCCGTCTTCACGTTGATCAGCGGCACCTGCGGGATGAGGGCCGGGAGGGCGAACTCCTGAAGCGCCTGGGCCATCAGCTATCCGCCGGCTGGTAGTCGATATAGGCGCCCGAGATCGACACCTGAAACGGCAGCGACCAGAAGACCTCGAACACCCGGTCCCGGGCGGTGCCGAGTTGCCACCACGTTGCCCACTCGTCGTACTGGCCGGTGGATCCGGGCGTGGCCGCGACCGGGTCGCCCCAGCTATAGCCCTGCGAGTCCGACCAGCGGAGGTACACCTGCGGCTGGTCCGTCGTAAGCCGCCCCTCGGCCTGGCCGGGCGTCGCGGACAGCACGAGCTTCTGATAGGTCACCTTGTAGGCGCCCTTGACCAGATGCCGGAACCCGCGGCGGTAGACGATGGGGTCCTCGACGTCCTGATACCAGTCGAGGTCCATCGACATGAGGAAGCCGTTCTCCCAGTCGCCGCAGTAGACCTTCCCGTAGGCGTTGGCCGCGCAGCTTGCCCGGTGGCGGTGCTCGATGCCGTTGCTGTCGATCCAGCACTCCTCGTGCCAGAGGCCGGTCGAGAGGTCGTAGACCCAGGTGTGGTCGGCGGTCGGGAAGTTCAGTTGCACGAACGTGTGGCCGTCCAACTGGTAGGTGAAGGACGAGGCGTCGGTGATGGTGTTGTAGCTCTGCCAGGCTTGCTCGATGGCGTGGGTGGAGACCCGCTTCACCTCGTAGCCGGTGCCCTGCAGGAAGATGGCCTCGCCCTGCTCGTTCTGGTTCAGCCAGAAGACCGACACGTCCGCCTGGCAGACCGAGTCCTTCGCGTTCGTCCCGTGCTGGATGAGCACCCCGGGGACTCGAGCCAGGGGGAAGTCCGCGCCGCCGGAGTTGTACCAGACCTCCGTGCCCTCGTTGCCGATGAGCCATAGCTGGGCGGCGTTGACCACGATGCTCTCAAGGTGGTCCGGCGTGCCGATCTTGTCTGCGATGTAGAGCGGGTCGAACGCGGAGATGCCGTCCCAGTCGAACGGCGACAGGTAGATTTGCGTCGACTGGGGCCGGTTGAAGATCAGGTAGCCGTCGAGATAGGCGACCCGGTCGGCGCCGTAGAAGGCCGGATCCGCTATGGCGTTGAACCCGTAGGTCGCCATGTTGATCACCCAGCCATCGGCCGAGCCGTCCACCACGACCACGACGGTGCCGTTGTCCTGCATGAACACCAGGCCGACCCCGGCGTTGATCACGCCCAGGAGGTTGCGCACGCCGGTGTTCGTGGTGGCGTAGACCTTGTCGTCCACGCACTCGAACAGCACCCCATTCGAGGCGCGGTACATGCAGCGCGCGCCGGCGTTGATGGGCGGGCTGGGGAGAGCACCCTCGAAGCGCAGCCCTGCCCTCGGGTAGTAGGTGAACGGGTAGGGGGCGTCGGCCTCGTTCTTCTCGGGGTAGAGGTTGAGGCAGCGCTGGGCGCCAGCCGTGAGCGAGCGGGCGGTGTAGGAGCCGCCCAGGAGGGGGACTTGCTCCGGCATTTATCGGCCCCTGTCCGAAATTGGGTCGTAGGCGCGGAAGCCAATGCCGTTGGGCATGAGCAGCTTCGGGATGTGGGCGTTCTTCCGGCGGATATTCCGCAGCGTGGCGCCAGCGCGCTTCACGGTCAGCGGCCTGGGCGCGTAGCCGAAGGCCTCGCGGAAGATCATGCAGAGGTTCCAGTACAGCATGTTGCCGTACCGCGGCGGGAGCAGGATGGTCGCCGTGGGGTCATCGATCTTGTCGAGCAGCGCCCGGACGAGCAGGTGAAGCTGGTAGGGCACCTGCGAGGTCGGGATCGGCCAGGGGTACACCGTGCCGATGGGGTAGGCGTTGTCGTACCAGAGCAGATCGGACGGCGCGCCCGTCAGGCTCTTGATCGTGATGCGCGAGTAGTCGATGCGCGAGTTCAGCACCTCGATCTGGTAGTCCACCGGCGTCTGCGCGTTCGTCATCTGCCGGATGAAGGCGCCGTCGATCAACTCCGGCCGCACCGCGATGTTGAACTGGCCGCCGGGCCCGACCGTGTACGAGGCCGCGCCGGTCATGTTGTAGGAGAGGTCGTCCAGCCGGAAGATGACGAACTCGTCCTCGCGCCACTCATCCAGTTGGAGGTTCGCGCGGTCGACCGCGTCCTGCATCATCTGCGCGTTGGGCGTCTGCCCCATGCCGGTGATGCCGGCGTCTCGGAGGCAGAGCGCGATCAGTTGGCTCCAAGTCGTCATGCTTGCCCCCGGCAATGGCGCGGGGGTGTCGAGCCAGGCCCGGCACCCCCTGCGCGGTTAGACCACGTCCGCAGCGGCCTTCCTGGGCTTGGCTGCGGCCTTCTTCGTGTCGATGGCGTCTTGGATCCGCGCCGTCGACCACACCTTGTCCACCGAGACGCCGAGGTGCTCGGCCTCCTGCAGAAGCTCGGCGCGCTCGTCGTCCTCGGACTTCACCCGCACCTTGTCGCCGTCGCGGATGGTCTCGGCGCCGCCGCCCAGGAGCTTGTCGAGTTCCTCCTGATTGGCGACCGTGACGCCCGGGAACTTAAGCTTGCGCCCGTCCTCTTCGCTGTACTCCGGCACGCGCGGGTCGGCGGCACCGGGGTAGACCATCATCGGAAACTCGTGAAACTCGTACTCCGGCCACTGGGTCAGCGCGTACCGGGGGTGCTCTTTGTAGGCCATAGGGTCCTCTTCGGTGGGTGGGCCGGGCGACTACTTCTTGCCGCGGCGGCCCGGGTTCGGGGCGACGACTTCGCCCGTCTGGTCTGGCTGGCCGCCCGTGTCGGGGCGCTGGGCGGCGCAGGCGTCGGCGGCCTGGCAGTCGGCGGCGCACGGGCACACCTCGTACTGGCACTCGGGTCGGGCGTAGTGCACGACGGGCGCGTCGGCGGGCTCACGCCGCACCTCGGCCTCGGCGCCGGCCAGGGGCAGGAAGTCCGGCGCGGCGTCGCGCTCGGCTTCGATGCTGTCCACGATCAGGGTCGCAGAGCCAAGCTGGCCCGCCAGATAGAGCACCTTGGGGTACTCGCAGAACTCGGGCTCGGGGAACTCAAGGCCATTGATCACGGGCATCGCGCGGCTCCTGCGGGGGTGCTGGTTCGCCCGGGACTATCGCGCAAGGGGTGGCGCCGTGCAATCGGGAAGGTGCAGGCCCTCAGAGGGCCGAGTCCGCCACCGCCTCCATAAGCACCTCCTCGACCGTGCGCTCCCCTAGGAACGCCAGCAGGTTGGCCATCACCCGCGCTCGCGCAGCGGCGTCGATGCCGTCCAGAAGGTCCACCTCCTGCCACACGCCTTCGGGGTGGGAGCCGCGCTCAGCCGGGGGCGCCGGGACCAGCCGGTCGCCCACCAGCGAGAGCACCTCCGCGTCCTCGATGTGCGCGGGTTCGGACGGTTGGCCACCGCTGGCGTAGGTGGGCCCCTGCTCCGGCACGAACGGCTGATAGCTGCCACGCAGCATCACGCTCACTTCGAAGTCGTGGGTGGTCTCGATGGGGGTGCTCATAGCCGGTTGCCTTTCACCTGATTGTCGACCCACGCCATTGCAGCTTCGGCCTCTTCGCGCCCCAGAAGGACGTTCTGCCAGCGCACCGGCGGGATGCAGCCGGGTAACTCCGCGCAGAGCACTTCGCCGCCGGGGTTGATCTTCAGTCGGTGCGCCTCAATCGCCGCGTCAATCACGCCACCCGCCTGAACCATGGCGACGCCGAGAAACTGCGTCCCCGGCGGGAGATGCGGGTCTGCGAAGCTCAACCACTGCCACGGCATGGGGCGCTCTCCGTCCCGGTTGCCCATCAGAAGCCGAGCCCCTTGAGGTCGGCGTTCAGGCAGCGGCCGCGCACGTTGTAGGAGGTCAGCGCGTAGGTCTTGCCCGCGTCGTCGGTGCCGATGCCCTTCAGCGGGTGGGCGACCCCGGCCTCGATGGCGCGCTTCAGGCGCTCGGCCAGCTTGCGGCCTGCGGGGGTGTCGGGCAGGGCGACCCCCATGCCCTCGGGGCGGTCGACACCCGCGTAGTAGGGGCGGACCACGATGCTCGGCGCGGGAAGGTCCGGCCGGTCGGTCTCGGGGGTGATCTCTACGCGGCTCAGGGTGGCGGTCATCTGGTGGTCCTCCTCGGGTTCGGGCTGGCGACCCGTCTGACCCCTATGAGCCATCGCTTTCGAAGATGATCAAGTCCAAACGACAAAGGCCCCGGAGTTTCCCCCGGGGCCTCAAGTCTCAGCCTGGCGCTAGGCTTAGACGACGTCGGGAACCACCACCGCCCATTCCGGGCGAATGTAGAGGTATCCATATAAAACGTCCAGGCGAGTCAGCAACTGGTCGGTGCCGGGCATGTAGGCGGTGAGCATGCGCATCCGCACGCCGTCGAGGGTCGCGTTGGCGATCTCTTCGACCATCTTCGGCTTCACGAGGTCGGCCGTGGCCATCGCAATGGCCTTCGGCAGGAAGCCGAAGTTCTTGCGGTAGACCTCGGAGGCCTGGTTGACCAGCGAGATGGCCGCGGTGTTGGCCGGGAGGGCCGCCACGGTCTGGTACTGCGACGGGCCGCCGGTGACCACGTTCGGGCCGATGAGGGCCGGGTAGATCGGGATGGAGGTCGCGCCGCTGGCGACGTTCGCGGTCACCGTGAACTGCTGCAGCACGCCGTCGCTGGCCTTGGTCACGCGGTTGACCGCGTTCACGCCGGCGATGGTGATGATATCCCCGAGCTTCAGGGTGCCGGTGATGGCGTTCACCACCAGCGTGGTCCCGGTCTGGCTGGCGCCGTTGACGGTGCCGGCCGTGAAGGTCCCCGTGGTGTGCACGATGACCGTCTGGTCCTCGAACCACTTGAAGTTCAGGGCGTTGTAGACCTGGCCCGTTTCGAACTGGCGGCTGATCTTGGCGGTCGGGTTCAGGAGGCCCTGCATGGACGCGACCGAACGCGCCATGGTGAAGGGGTCGAGCACGAGGCAACGGTTGTTGAGCGCGGCCGAGCGCTTGGAGAGCAGGGCCCCGCCGTTCAGGACCGTCTCGTTGGTCGGACTGATGATCGCGCCGGCGCCGTCCACGTTGGAGACGAAGTTCGACACGCCGCCTTCGCAGCCGGAGATGATATCGGCGGCCACGTTGCCGGCCAGGTCGTTGATCATCGGCTGCAGAACGCGCTCGGAGTAGTCGTCCAAGCTCATGGTGCGCTCGGCGGTCGAGAAGCTGACGTCCACGCCCTTCTGGGTGGCCAGGGTGAGGGTGACGTTGGTTTCCGTGGTGTCCTGCGGGCTCGCGGCGGTGCCGGTGCGGACCACGTAGTCGTTGGGCAGGCGGATGCGCAGCGCGTTGCCGATCTTCCAGCCGTTCTCAGCGAACTGGTCGTCGTACTGGCGGTCGAGAGCCTGGATGAAGGCGTTCGAGTTGCGGAACAGATCAACCGCTTCACGGGTGATCATGCTGATCGTCAGAATGGTGTTGGCCATGTGGTCCCCCGGCGCGCGCGGCGCTCGATGATGTGAAGTCCGACTGCCCGCGTCGGTGATCAGGGCTGGCCAGGGTTTTGCGAGAGGATCCCAGGAACCCGCATGGTCTGCGCGCCAAGAGCGGCCGGGCTTCCCGACGAGCAGGAAGGTATCGCGGGATCATCTGGATCACAAGAGGGCACGAAAAAGGCCCCGGGGGTGAGCCGGGGCCTCCTGTCGGTCGGGGTGTACGCCTACCAGCCGCCGCGGGCTTCCGCTCGCGCCTGGCGCTGCTTGGCGCGGACGGCCGAGTACTCCTCCTCGGTCATCTTCTCCAAGTCCGGCTCGGGGGTGCTGGTGCCGTCCACGGTGGCTGGCGGCCGGTGGCGCGTCCCCGCTTGGCTGGGAGGCGGGCGACCTCCGGGCTTCTTCACCGTGCGATCCATCTTGGCCAGTTCGAGGGCCAGATCGACGGGATCGCCTTCCAGCATCTCGGAGAAGAGGTCGAGGTCTTTCGACAGCGCGTTCACCACCTCGGCGCCGTTCTCCAGCTTCGTGAGCGCCTTGAAGAAGTCCGGCCGCTTGGCCAGTTCCTCGCCCACGGCTTCGCGCAGCGGGCCCAGGCGCTCGGTGAACTTCGGGTCCAGCTTCACGGCCTGGTCGTAGATGGCGTCGACCTTCTCGTTCAGCGAGGCGATGCCGGAACGCCGCGCCGCCTCCTGCTGGAACTCGGCCTCGGTGTAGGTGCGCTCGCCGGTCTTGCGTGCCGGCGCGGGATCCGGTTCGGCCTCCTCCGCGTCAGGGCGGCCAGCCAGCGCCTTGAGGGCCTCGTTCTCGGCCTCCAGTGCCGCCGCGCGCTCCTGGGCCTCCTTGGCCGCCGCGGTGGCCTTGGCGAGCCGCTTCACCTGCCACGGGACCTTGGCGGTGCGCGGGGCGACCTCGTCCTCACCCTCGTCGCCGGCGGCCTCGTCGGCTTCACCGGCAGCCGCCTGGCTGTCCTCACCGCCCTCGTCCTCGCCACCTTCGTCGTCGGCGCCTTCTTCGGCCTGCTCCTCTTGGGCCGCGCCTTCAGCCGCCGGAGCGGTCTCCTCGGCGCCTTCGTCGTTCTCAGGAGCGCGGGCGATCACCGGGCCGCGCAGTTGATACCAGCGTGCGTAGTTCATGGGGTCCTACCTCTTCGGGATGTTCGCAGTGATGGTCGCGGCCAGTGCGGCCTCGGGGGATAGCTTGCGCGGGTTGACCAGCGAGTCCAGCCGCAGCGCCTCGTGGATATCCGCCTTGACCGTCTCGGACAGGTCCGGCCGGCCCAGCATGGCCGCCAGCGCCGAGCGGGCGGTGTCGATGAACTCCTGCCAGCGCGCCTCCACGAAGAGCTTCTGGTCCGGCCAGGCCTTGTAGAAGTCGTTGGCGGCCTTGCGCGCCTTCGGGTGCAGCTTGCCACGGTACTTCTGGCCCGTGGCCATCTGCTCATAGAACTCGCCAGCGATGCCGCGCGCCGCTTCGGCCAGCACATGGTGCGTGAAGTGCCTGCCGACGTCCGGCTGGTTGCGGAGGATGTTCGGGGTCATCGGTGAGCCTTCTGAAAAGCGATCCACGCCGGAGGCATGAACGCATCGTGCTGTATGGCGTAGAAGTAGCCAGCATCTACCACCCGCTGCTCCAGATCAGCACGGGCGACGTTTGCCTCCCTGCAAGCGCGGTCGAGGTCGGTCGCGCCAATCTCATCCCCACGCTTGATCATTGACAGAATGTCGTTGACCGTTACCGCCATCACGCGCTCCCGAGGGTCTGCATTCGACTGAGGTCTTCGCCAGGCACCGTGTCCGGCTCCACGAGGACGCCCATCTCATCGGCGCCAACCGACACCCACGCGCCGCGGCGGTCAAGCATGGCTTGCTCGGCGGTGTCGGGCACGCTGGCCATGTTTCCCACGAAGCGGAAGCGGGTCTGGCAGGCAGGGCAGAACACCTGCAGGTGCAGCGCCCAGATCGTGCCCCCACCGACGCCGCCGTTGACCAAGGTGTAGCACACCGCGTGCGGGATGGGGCTGGGGTGGGGGCAGTCGCTCATGGCTAGGCGTAGACCGTGATGCGCGCGGCCTCGGTGCCCGAGGTGGTCTCGGGGCCGTTCTCGCCCTCCACCACGTCACCGCCGGCCGTCTCGCGCTCGACCGTGTAGCCCAGCAGGCCAGCCGGGAAGGGCGGGTCGGCCTCGGCCACCTGGGCGCGCACCTCGTCCCACGCCATGGAGACGTCGAGAGGGTCCACGAGGCCGTCGACCAGCGGGTACGTGGCCGAGCGCGCCATCGTGAAGCCCTCGGGGGGCGAGGTCAGGGCCGGCACCGCCGTGGGGTTCACGTCGTAGCGGCCAGCGGGGAGCCCCGCCTGCTCAAGCCGGATGGCCGTCTGGATCGGCTCGGAGTGCAGCAGGCGCTCCTTCAGCGCATACCCCATCACCGGCCAAAGCTGCTTGACCGCGTCCTCGTAGGCGAAGGTCGCGCCCTTCTCGGCGTCGAAGTTCTCGGGGCTGGCCGGCGCCGACTTGCCGACGATGGTGTACCCGTTGCGGGTCACGATCAGGCAGATGGTCAGCAACTCAAGTCCGGGCACGACCGGCTGGCCCATGCTGCGCAGCGCGTCGGCCGCGATGAAGGTGTAGCGCGAGGCGATGTTGGCCTCGATATCAGCCACCGAGACGCGTGGGGCGTGGGCTCCACGGGCGGACAGGGCTTCGGAGGCGGCAAGGGTGTCGGTGGTCATAGGGCTTTCCAATCTGAGGGGCTGAAGCGTGGGTCGTGGTGGTTGATCTCGATGTAGATCAACTGGTCTTCGCGGTCACGGCTCGCAAACTGATACACGTCGGGGCCAAGGTCACGGCGCCGAGCAAACTCCACATTCCGCTCTACGTAGTCTCGGGTGGAAGCCTGCGACCGACGTCCCATCTCGCCGGGCACGTAGCCGGTCAGGGGCACGGGAGGCTGGGGGAGTGCGTTGGCCATGTGATCCCCTTCGGTTGCGCTGGCGAAGCGGGCTCAACATGCCCGTCGCCAGCGCACCGCGCAAGGGTCAGGCGGCCGGGGGCGGTTCCGGGGGCGCACCGTCGACGGCTGGGCCGCCCATGGCCTGCGGGATCACCTCGGGCATGTCCTTGTAGTTGTCCGTCTCCAGCGCCGGCAGCAGCGCGGCGCCGCTGTCCGAGGTGGTGATGGCTTCCAGAATGACCTCGCGCACCAGCGCGCGCAGGCCCTCTGGATCCAGCCCGAGCGCCTCTTTGAGCGCCGAGAGCCGCTTGGTCTGCGAGTCGTAGGCCGCGACCGAGTTCTTCTCCTGGGCGGTGAGTTGGTCGACCGACTTATCCTTGAGCTTGGCGGCCATCTCGGTGAGGGCGTCCATGGCCTGCTGAAGCTGGCCCTGCAGCGCAGCCACCTGCGGGTTCTCCCCCTCGTCCAGTGCTTGCGCCGGCACCATGCGCTTGAGGCGGCGCGCGATCTCGTCGGCGCCGGGGAAGTCCGCGGCCTGGAACACGAGGTCTCCGATGATCGACGTCAGTTCTTGGTTCTGGGACAGGATCATGGTCCCGGCCTCAAACGCCTCCTGGCGCTTGGTGGCGAAGGACTTGCCCACGTCGGCCTCGACCTCGTAGCGGCCCACGTTCGGGTTGAAGATCGTGACCTTCTGGTCCGTCTCGGTCTGCTCGGTGCTCACCGGGCCCTTCAGCTTCGGGTCGATCTTGATCGCGACCTCGTTGCCGTCCTCGCCGCGGTAACGCATCACCCGCTCGGTGTCGTAAATCTTCGGGATCAGGTCGATGAAGATTTTGCCGGTGTACCGGATCGCGGTGCTCTGGTGGTCGAGGTAGTGGAACGTCGCCATGTCGCCTTCGCGCCGGCGCTCGTTGATCGCCTTGCCCGACCGCTCGTTCGACGGGGCGCCCATATCGGCTTGGTACTGGCCAGACACCATGCGCATCCACTCGGCCGCGACGTTCATGCCCTCAAGGTACAGCGGAGCCCCCGTAGGCGGCTGCGGGCGCTGCGGGGTGGGCATCTGGTTGCCCTGCTCATCGAAGGCGTTGAACGGCAGCACCGCGTGGTTCTCGGTGTTGGCCGAGGACCAGTAGTCGTCCATGTAGTCCTCGATGGCCTCCATGGGGGCCACCCACGGCACCTTCGTCTGCAGGGCGCCGTATTCGATGAAGGCCGCGGCGTTGTAGTTGAACATGCGCTGGGCGTCCTTGAGCGCCCGGGTGTGGCCCTTCCGGTCCAGCACGCCGTCCATGACCGTCTCCTCACCGATCACGCGAACGATGGGGATGTAGATGCCCGGCCAGTCCTCGCGGTCCACGATATGGTTGCCCAGGATGGTGAGGCACTCGACCTTCCAGACCGTGATCTCGCGGGTCTTGGTGTCCTCGTCCGCCAGAATGGCCTTCCGAAGCTGCGGGGGAATCTCCGACAGCCGGGCCTGCTGGCGCTCCTCGGTCATGGGGTTCATGTAGGAGATGAGCCGGTCGGTGGACGGCACCTTGCGCCAGTACTCGGCCAGTCGGACCTTGTCCTGCGTCGTCCACGTATCGCCGGCGTTGAAGCTGGTGTCGGCCAGGTCGTCGGCATACTTGGGCCAGCGGCGCTTCGCCTCCGACTTCGGCATAAGCACGGTGACGAAGGCAAAGTGCATATCCGAGCCGTCGACCTCGTTGATATCCGGGTCGAGGTAGATGAGCAGCGGGTCCTTCACCCGGCGGACCATGATCTCAAGGTCGAAGGTGTCGTCGGCCGCGTAGCCGGTGATCACGCGCCAGTAGCCGATGCCGCCCTGCACCGCGTGCTTGAGGCCGTGCTGGTAGGCGCTGTCCGCGTTCGAGCGGTACTCGATGGCCCGCACCACGCCCATGAACGCCTCG